TCAGGTTGCAGCACCTCATTCTTTTTGTAGAGACAGCACCATATCATTCACTGTATTTATAATAGAAACATAACCTTTGAAATTGTGCTGTGAATCATATATATTTATGATATTGAGTATTAGTTCACCAAAAACATTATGGAACATTGGCTACAAGAAAAGACTTAGCGGCACATTTAGATTTATCACCACAAAGCGTAAGTGACCTTATTGGCAGAGGTGTATTAACTATTGGTGCTGGTAGATCACCAGTAAATATAGACTCTTGCAGGGTACAATATATAAACTTTTTAAGAAAAGCTGCTAGATACACTAAGAAAGATGGTTCAGGTGATATAACTGAAGAGAAAACAAAACTAACTGCTGCTCAAGCTAGAAAGGCTGAGTTAGAAGTTGAAGAGATGGAAGCTAAACTAATACCAGCAGAATTGGTTGAAGAGACTTGGGTTGATTATGTTGCTAATGCTAGAGCTAAACTACTAGGACTGCCATCAAGAATTGCACATCAAGTCATAACAGTTGATAAATACGCTGAAGCTGAACTTATAATAAAAGAACAAGTGCATGAAGCACTTAACGAACTGGCTCAAGATGGAATACCTCAAAAATATAGAAAAGGTGATACAGGAGACAAACCAAACATGGACTCCACCACCGAATCTAAAGATTAGCGACTGGGCAGATGCCTATAGAAAACTATCGCCTGAATCTTCGGCAGAAGCTGGAGCATGGAGAACGGACAGAGCACCATATCAAAGAGAAATTATGGATGCTTTTAACGACCCTGATATCCAAAGAATAGCTTTTATCAAAAGTGCACAGGTTGGTGCAACCGAGATATTGCTAAATGTTATAGGTTACTACATAGACCAAGACCCAGCTCCTATGTTAATCATGCAACCAACACTTCAGATGGCTCAAGCGTTTTCTAAAGATAGACTTGCTACTATGATTCGCGATTCTGAAAAGATAAGAGATTGTGTGAAAGACCCAAGAAGTAGAGATAGTGGCAATACAGTTTTATCTAAAAAGTTTGCTGGTGGCAATTTAAACATAGTCGGCTCTAACTCAGCATCAGGATTAGCATCAAGGCCAATTAGAATTGTGCTTGCTGATGAGGTTGATAGATATGAATCTTCTGCTGGAGCAGAGGGTGACCCTATATCACTAGCAACTAAGAGAACAACTACTTTTTGGAATAAGAAGATATATATGTGTTCCACACCAACCATAAAAGGACTATCAAGAATAGAAACTGCTTTTGAGGAATCAGATAAACGCTACTATCATGTACCTTGCCCTGAATGTAATGTAAAACAGGTTTTAAAGTGGAAAAACGTGGTTTGGGATGAGAATAAGCCTGAAACAGCCAATTACGCTTGTAATGAGTGTGGTTCTATAATTGACGAATCTAAAAAGCAATGGATGTTAAAACATGGCGAATGGATAGCTTCAGAACCAAAATCAGATACAGCAGGCTTTCACATATCAGAGTTGTATTCTGTATGGTCAACATGGGCAGACATGGCTAAATCATTCCTTGAAGCTAAGAAACAGCCCGAAATGTTAAAAACATGGATTAATACTGCTTTAGGAGAATCATGGGAAGAACAAGGTGAAACCATTGAGCATGAGGAATTATTAGAAAGAAGACTTAATTATGATTCTGTAACTATACCCGAAGCTGTTTTGGTCTTAACTGCTGGTGTTGATACACAGAAAGATAGGTTAGAGTTACAAATGGTTGGTTGGGGTGTTAATTACGAATCTTGGGTTATAGAGTATAAAATATTTTGGGGTGACCCTAATGCTAGTAATGTTTGGCAAGAACTAGATAATTACCTTAAAAAGAGATTTAAAACTGAAACTGGCAGAGTGTTGACCATATCTTGTACTTGTATTGACTCAGGTGGACATCACACTAACCAAGTCTATCAATTTACAAAACCAAGACAGGGCAGAAGAGTCTTTGCTATCAAAGGTTTATCGCAAGCAGGAAAGCCAATAGCGAATAGACCAACATTTGTAGGTAAAAATAAGGCTGTTTTGTATGGTGTTGGTGTAGATAGTGCCAAAGAAGCCATTTTTGCTAGATTATCAAGTGAACCTGAAGATACAACACTACATTTTTGCTCTGATCTTGATGAAGAGTATTTTAAACAGCTTACAGCAGAGAAAAGGGTTACAAAGTTTGTTAGAGGTAGAAAAACACTCATTTGGAAGCAAATAAGGCCAAGAAACGAAGCATTAGATACATTGGTTTATAATTTTGCTGCAATATACATATTGAACCCCAATTACGATACAATACAGGAAAGAATACTTACAAACACCTCAAAAGCTCCTGAAAAAGACAATAAAAAGCCAAAAAGAGGTATAAATAGAGGTAATTTCGCTACTTCTTGGAAGTAATTTGACATTTCTTTTTATATGTGTTGACTTTTAGGTAAAAAACCATAGTGTTAGATGTAGATATATCTAAAACATTATGAGGTTTTTGCTTGAGCAATCAATTTGACAGAGATAATTACCCAGTCCAAGAACCTGATCGTTTGGTTACAGGAGATAGATTTGCATGGCAAAGACCTGATCTTGTAACTGACTATCCTTTGGCTGATTACACTATGACTTATCACTTCTCTCAAGACAGTGGTGGCGGTGGAACACATCACTTTACACTATCTTCAACTGAAGCTAATGATAATTATTACTTTGAAAAACCTTCATCTGAGACTACAAATTTAGTTGCTGGTGATTGGAAGTGGCAACTATATGCAATAAGAACATCTGATAGCGAAAGGGTAACACTTGATTACGGAATAACTAAGTTTTCTCTAGGAGAATTGGACACAAATAACGATTTAAGAAGTCATGCGAAGAAAGTTTTAGATGCTATTGAAGCTGTAATAGAAGGAAGAGCTACAATAGACCAATCATCCTTCTCTTTAGGCGGAAGATCATTATCTAGGCTATCTATTGATGAATTAATGACATTTAGAGATAGATATCATGCTGAATACCTAAAAGAAGTTAAATTAGCAAGAATTAGAAACAAACAAGGGTCAGGAAACACTATCAAGGTCAATTTTGGTGGTTCTACTGGTTCTACACCCAAGAGTTACACATAATGGCATGGTATAGCAGAATATTAGGCGTTAATGAGCCTAAAAAGAAAAAGAAACAGGCTTATAGAAGAAGTTATACTGGTGCTAATACTGGTAGATTGTTTGCAGATTTTGTAACAAGCTCTACAAGTGCCGATGCTGAAATAAAAGATAACATAAGAATATTAAGAGACAGAGCAAGAGAGTTAGCAAGGAACGATAGCTACATTGCAAGATACCTTAACCTGATGGTGTCTAATGTTATCGGTAAGCATGGCATAAGAGTTAGTAGTAAAAGTCGAAATGACAATGGTTCATTAGACCTTGCTGCTAACCAGCTCATTGAGTCAGCTTGGAAAGATTGGTCAAAGGTTGGCAATTGCACTACAAATGGAAGATTATCGTTTTTAGATTGTCAGAAAATATTTATTGAATCTTTAGCTAGAGATGGTGAGGTTTTAATAAGAAAAATAAAAGATAGCAACTCTCCATTTGGATTCCAAATACAGTTCTTAGAAGCAGATCATTTAGATGAGAATAAAAATGATGTCTATAAAGCTACTGGGAATAAAATTAAGATGGGTGTAGAAGTAGATAAGTACGACAAACCAGTAGCATATCATCTTTATAAAGACCACCCATACGATAGAACTTACGCGAGTCAAAATCAGCACATTAGAGTTCCAGCAGATGAGATTATCCATGCTTACCTACCTACTAGGGCAGAACAAACTAGAGGTGTTTCTTTGGTTGCTACATCAATGGCTAATGTGAAGATGTTAAATGGTTATTTGGAAGCAGAAATAGTTGCAGCTAGAGTTGGTGCATCTAAAATGGGATTCTTTACTTCACCCGATGGTGATGGATATGTTGGTGATGGTGAATACGAAGATACCTTCAACCCAACAATGAACGCACAGGCTGGGGTCTTTGAGCAACTTCCACAAGGTATGGACTTTAAGGCTTTTGACCCAACACACCCAACATCTGCTTTTGATTCATTTACAACAAGTGTTTTAAGAAGCATTGCATCAGGTTTAAATATTTCTTATCACTCATTGTCTAATGACTTAACTTCAGTTAATTATTCTTCAATAAGACAAGGTGCTTTAGAAGATAGAAGTATGTATCAGATATATCAACAATTTACAATTGAGCATTTTGTAAACCCAATATTTCAATCTTGGTTAGAG